AGATTCAATGTTATTGTTGCACATAGGAGGTCTGGCAAAACTGTAATGTGCATTAACCACATGATAAGGGATGCTTTAACAAATACGCAGCCGAATCCTAGATATGCCTTTATATCGCCAACATTCAAACAGGGTAAAAGTACAGCATGGGATTACATCAAAAATTTCGCCAAGAATATTCCATTTGTTAAATTCAATGAATCAGAACTTAGATGTGATTTTCCTAATGGCTCAAGAATAACAATCTTAGGTGCTGAAAATGATCAAGCATTGAGGGGTATCTTTTTAGATGGATGTGTAATGGATGAAACGCAGAATATTAGTCCAACATTATTTCCAGAAATTATCCGACCAGCATTAGCCGACAGGAAAGGATGGTGTGTATTTATAGGTACACCCAAAGGTCAAAATTATTTTTACAAACTTCATAAAGATGCTGTGCAACAAAAAGGTTGGTGGACAGGGGTTTTCAAAGCATCTCAAACAGAAATCTTAGACAAAGAAGAATTACGATCTGCACAAAATACTATGTCAGAAGACCTATATAACCAGGAGTTTGAATGTTCGTTTCAAGCTGCAATCACAGGATCATATTATGGTGCTATCATAGAAAAGCTTGAGGTGGCAAAAAGAATGACATCTGTGCCTTATGATGAAAACTTAGATACAGAAACTTGGTGGGATTTAGGTTTAAAAGATTCTACAGCTATTTGGTTTGTTCAAAGACATGGAGATCAAATTAGAGTCATTGATTATGAAGAAAACTCAGGTGAAGGATTAGATTTTTATGCAGACCTGCTAGATAGTAAACCTTATAAATATTATAGACATATAGCTCCGCATGATATAAAAGTTAGAGAATTAGGAGCTTTTGGAAAATCAAGG